TGTACGCACCAGAGAGGATCACGCCAGGGAGATCCATTTCCTGAGAGGCATCTCGTTTGAGGACGTCCTGATACGTGACTTGCGGCAGGTAGTTTCCGCCGAGCACACCGCTGACGTGAAGGCCGTTGTGGAGACAGAGCGGCTTGATGTCGTGGTACCACCGCTGGCTGACCAGCTCGGACGATGCGCGCTCGGTTCGGTCGTTCAGGTGGTTGAAGATCTCCTGGAGTACCGCATCCAAGAAATGCGGCGCCGCACTGCTCTCTGGCGAACCAGTCAACGAAAGCACCCCGAGGTAGTTGGCGCCGGAATTCCCCGCGAGGGTTGTCGCCCATGCCTGATGCGCTGCATTGACCGCGGACTGGACGTCGTTGAACGTGCCCGGGGCGAAGCCGAATATCGCTGCGAGGACCGCATCGTTGAACGTGATCGACGAGGCAGGGTGCGCGGGAGGAGCGCCGCCGATGTGGGCGTCCAGTGCTCCAGCGATAGTGCCCAGTACGTTCTCCACGCTATCTGCGATCCACGCTAAGAAGGTGCCTGTCCAAGGTGACATGCCGATCCGCCCTGCTCCTGGGCGCGGCGACGAAGCGGTTGTCGCCAGGTCGAAGACGATCGCGTCGAGCGACTCCTGTATCGTCGTCGGCGGCGGCGCGGGTCCGAGAACGGCTCCGCCTCCGAACCACGTCTGGCTGAAAGAGAACGGAAGCGCACCGCCCCACGAGTTGATCAGCGCGAGCAGATCCTCGGTTGCCTCCTTCGACGTCCCGTACACGCGGTCGCCGATGGTCGCGCCCGAGAAGCGCACCCAATCCTGACGCCGAGAGAAGTCCATGTCGGTGTTCAGGATCGCCGTGAAGCCGTTGGTGACCAGGATGTCGACGAGGAGCACGGCGTCGGTCAGGAGCGGGGGAGGAGTCGCGAGGCCAGCCGCAGCCTCGGCACCCATGCGGACGAAAAACTCGAACGACTCGAGCTGCTTCGTGTAGACCGTGACGTTGTTGCCGTCGAGCGCCGGTTCCGTGAGGTCCCGTTTGAAGCGCACGAAGATCGAAACGTACCGCTCGAAGAGTGGGGTCGGAGGGTTCGTGTCGGTGCCGTACTCGTCCTCCGAGCAGTCGACGACCGTGAGGGAATCGGGGACGTAGCACCGCTGTCCCTCCGGGTCGTAGGCCACGCCGGGGCCGGCAACGTCCACGTTCTTGTCCGGGGTCGGCGCGTGCTGCTGCGGGTCCATCCCGTCGAGGATTCCGAGCAGCGCGTTGTCCAAGGCCAGACCGTGCATCGAATCCTGCGCACGGTCGAACGCCCAGTCCATCTGGCTCTGGGTTACGATCTGCTTGAAAAACCAGTCGAAGATGTCCATCGCTTCTCCTACTCCCCAAGCTCGGCGCTGACGTCGAGCTCGTCGATTCCGAGCATCCAGGCATCCGGCCACGGAAGCGGCTCGGCGGTGCGGATTTCAATCAGGTGCGTGTGCGCCGGCTTCATGTACTCCGCGACCCTTCGTACGATTGCCTGTTGCTCTGACGTTAGCACGTTCTCCGTCTCGATGTCGAATGAGTACAGCGTGTAGCTGTCGCTCGCCGCGAGGACCGCACCACCCGTCGAGCCGACCTCGTTCACATCGAAAAGGAGAAGCGCGTTGGCCGAGCCGCCCGTGACCTGAATGGACGCCTCGACCCCTGCTTTGTTGCTATAGACGACGACCTGCCCGTGGTCGGTTCCTATGATGAGCGCGGTCGCGAGGCCGAGCGCGGCCTGTGCTGCGCCGGCCGAAACCTGCTGCGAGGCGAGCGCGCCCCGCGTGATCGTCTCAAGCTCGACCTGGCCTCCGGCGTCCGAAGCGATCACGAATCCTACGAGCTGCTCCGTGATAGCTGCGGCGACCTCCGCGGCCGTCGCTGCACCAGGCGTGGCGATGTCCGCAGCGGTGAACGTTACCGTGTGCGTCGTAGGCCCATCGACCTGAACGTCGAGGGAGTCCCCAGGAGACACGGCAAACGGCTCTACGGCTGCCCCTACCTGGAGGGCAGGCTGGCCCGGGAACGCGGCGTACGCGCCTCCTCCGCTAGCCTGGGCGAGGATTACGGCTGCGACCTCGGCTGCGGTCGCCGCAGTCGGGTCTCCGAAGTCGGCCGGGACGAACGTCACGACCTCGGGAGGTCCACCGTCAGGCGTGATCTCCAGCTCCCAAGGCGCACCGATGGAGGTGAAGTCCCAGGTATCCCATCCGAGGCTCATCACCTCCGCGATCCCGCCGCTCCCGAGGGCGTCGATCCCGAGGACCCATCCCCCCGCAGAATACTCGACGCAAGTCACGACCTCGCCGAGCAAGAAGAAGACCGTTTGCTCGATGCCCCAGGCCGTTCCCTTGCTCTTGTAAATCTCGATGAGAATCCGCAGCAGCTTCCGCTGCTCGTTCGGCGTGAGGTCGAGCTCGGTCCACTCCGCGAACGGGTTGCCCATGTCGTAGAGCATGGCCGCAATCTGCTCGTCGGTCGCCTTGTCGGGGTCCCACTGATCGGTGAAGCGGTCGACGTAGTACAGCATCCACCCGAGGACCTCCTCAATGCAGTTGGAGAACCGCTCGAGATCCCTGGTCGCGTCCTCGATTCTGTTCTTCAGTGGCACCATGTGGCGCCAGTGGGAGAAGGCCCGCCCCGCGACCGGCTCGGGGGTGAACCCGTCGAAGTCGACCGTGTTGTAGACGGGGTCCATCAGGTTCCCCGCATCGTCCTCGATCGCCGCGCCCGCCGTGACCTGATAGCGGCACCCTGGCGTCATCTCCCAATTCAGCGTGATGTCCCACTGCGAGGCCGGCGTGACCTGCCTCCATTCCGGGCCGGTCGTAGTCGGCGTGTGACCGTAGAGGAAATGCCCGTACAGCGCGCCCCCGTAACCTCCCATCGTGGCCGCGTTGTCGACGAGCTGCCAGTACGTCGAGTCGCTCTCCTGGAAGGCAAGCTGACCGATGTCCTCGGAGGTGAAGCCCGTCGCGGCCAGGCGCGCGGCTTCGTCGGCGTAGGTCCACTCGACCGGCACGGTCAAGGACGGCGCGTCAGCCTCCGCGATCGACACGGCCTCGATGGTGACACCGGGCAGCGGATCAACGTTCCACCGCACGAAGGCGTTGAGCCAGTTTGCGAGGAGGAGCACAGAGCCAGCTCCGCTCGTAGCCATGCCGTCGTCGAAGGTCACGCGCACCGTGAACGGGTCGATCCCTTCCGCAGCCACGACCGTCGGCGGCGTAAGGTCCTGAATGGTGAACTGATACTGGAAGCTGTAGACGACCGGCGCCGGCGCGGAGTGGCCCCAAGGGAAGTGACCCCAGGGACCGTGACCCCAGCCCGCTGCGCCGACGAGATCGACCTGCACATCGACGACCTGCTCGGACTCGAAGACGTCGGGAGCCTGAGACGCGACGACCTTCCAGAAGGCGTACGGCGACGAGACGGTGTGCGTCGTGATCGTGCCGGTCCAAGGAGCCGTCCACGTCGGGATGCCAGCGAAGGAGAGCACGGCCGCGCCCTCAACCATGACGTCGAACGAGGGAGGGGAGAGCGAGCTGTCGGTCGGGTCGCCTTCGAGGTCGACCAGGACGAACTCGACGTCCGTGTCCTGGGCAATCCCCGTCTCGCTCGGCTGCGGGTCGCGCTGGATGAGGACGTACCGCCCAGACGCAGAGATCTCGACTGCGGCCTCATCGATGCCGAGCGTTGCGAGTAGCTGGTCGACCGTCAGCCCCATCGTCTACTCCTCAAGCCTCGCGACTAGCATGGCGAGCAGGGCCTCGCCGTTCTCTGGGTCCGTTGAGTGCGCCGCCTTGAACGCGAGACGCGCAGCGACAGCACCTCTCCAGTGAAGGACTCCTCGCGCTGTCCCTGGAATGCCGCGACCCTTGCGCCACGCTCCGATGTACCATGCCTCGTCGCGCCCGTCCGCTACGGCCTGTCGCGCCTGGTCTACGATCTCCGCGATGGCCTCCACGGTCCCATCGCGCTCGGCCGGCCACGTGCCCTCGAAGCTCTCGACCATGTCACACGCCCAGAGGCGCAGCACGTCCGAGCCTTCCATCAGCGTGACGATGAATGCGCGGTCTTCTACCGGCGCATCGAGGGCCAGAAACTCGACGGTCGTCAAGGACTCTCGCCCATCCCAGAGGGCCTCGAACTGGTTGCGCTTGTAGCAGGAGCCGCGCGCCATCATCTCGTCAATCGTCCAATCCATCTCGGCCTCCTACGGCAGCGTCGCGATGTTCGGGTTGTTCACCACGTTGTACGGAGCCGCCTCCGTGTTCGTGACGTTCGCGTTGATCCCGGCGTTCATGCGGCAATGAAGGATCGTCGCGATGACCGGGGCCGACGCTGTGATCGAATCCACACCCGAATCGGCGACGAGCGTACAGTTGTAGATGTGCGGACCGTTCACGGACGCACCCGAGCAGTCGAGAGGAGCACCGTTCTGGTTGCGGAACGTGCAGCCGTCGAGATAGCAGCCGGTCGACGAATCGGCCATCAGGTAGAGATACGTCTGATTTTTCGTCCCCTCGAGAGTCCGACACCGAATGAGCTGCCCAACGGGGCGTACGTTCTTGTAGCCGAGCTGCGTCCAGGCGCAGTCCACGAGGACTCCTTCGAAGTCGTAGCCGAAGCAGTCGGACCCGCCGCGGCATCTCTCGGCACGTCCCGAAAACGTACCCGATGCAGCCCCAGCGAAGCAGTAGCCTCCGCCGTCAGAGTCCAGGGCGATTCCGGTGAACGACAACAGGCTTTTCCCGTTCGGCTCGTAGCCGTAGGAGTAGTCGCCGGCTGTGCAGCGTTTGACCTCTCCCGTGAACAACCCTGCCTGGGACATCGTCGCTCCGAGATCCCTGGTCGCGCCGAAGCTATAGTGACCCGCCTCGCAGTCCTCGGCGTACGCATCGAACCACCCGCTTCCATAGTCCGAGCAACCGAAGGAGTACGCCCCCCCAAAGCAGTGATAGAACTCGCCCGCTACGTAGGCGTTGTCCATCATGTCCATGTCGATGCGAGAACCGAATGAGTAATCACCGCCGCTGCACCACCGCGCGACTCCCGCGAAGGAGTCCGTCTGGAGCATGGCGAGCGGGGAGTGGCAATGCTCGTAGAAGCCGTTGAGTGACTGCCCGTAGATCCCGCACTTCGTACCGCTGCTGCACGAGGCGTAGATGTCGATCAGGCGGTGCCCCACGTTCGGGAGTGCGCCTGGGCTGGCGTCGATCGCGTGGCCGGCTCCTGCGTTGTAGACCCGAACACCGCGCAACTCGATGTCGGCAGCGTAGACCCTCACGACCGAGCTCGCGTGGGTCCCGTAGATGTACGCGCCAGGCGTGTCATATGCGGACTGCGCTCGGTTGAACCTGGAGATCCCAAAGCCCAGCACATCGACGTGCTCGGCGTTGAGGAGAAGCTGCTGAGTGCCGAGATCGTACTCCGCATCTGGGAGGTAGAGACGGACTTTTCTCGAGGCCGTAGCGCCGAGTCCCGCTGCAACAGCGTAGGCGGCGACGAGCGCGTTGCCGTTGCTGATCGCATTCGTCGTGACAGGTACGACCAGGCCGGACGCTGCGGGAGGAAACACCACCCCGCCTCCACCGAATGCGCTCTTCGCGCATCGCACGAGCGAAGTTCCGTCGCGTCTGATGATCGGGATCTGCGTGTTGTTGAGCGAGAGCGGGAGGCCGCTATGCCAAGACCCCGATGCAACTTGATCGGCAACGAGAGGACGCACCCACGCTCCGTCGAAACTTGCCCCCCAATACCGCCCGTCGGTGAAGAACAACGTGCTGCCCATGGGCACCGTGATCGTGCCGCCTCCGTAGAGCGTGTAGATTTTGAACGCGCTCCACGAGAGGGTATCGCCCACGAGCTGGAAGTTGGCCGCATCGTAGTCGACGACGCACGCCTTCGCCTCAGGGATCAGTACGGCGCTTTCGAGGCTGTTGATAAAGTTGACGTCGAAGTAAGTCCAGAACGGGTCGACGTACTCCTTCGGATACTGGATGCCGAAGATCGGTGATTCTTTCAGATTCGGGTCAGCCATCGCTTCCTCCTAATTTCTCAGCCACGGCTGAAGCCAAAGAAACTTTCCGAGCAGGAGCACACCAATCAGCAGGGTATTCGGCGAATGGGTGTACACGGGTCCTGACGCGATCTGCCCCGGCGAGTGCGCGCTCACGAGCGGTCGCTCGGGGATAGTTGCCCAGACGTACTCTCCCTCGGCTACCAGGACAGATGTCCCATCGGTGAACGTGATCGAGCCGCCCTGCGGACTCTTGATGACGACGTCTCCCATCGTGACGTCGAAGGAGTCCGCGCGGTCGTACTCCCACTGTCCGCTACCGGCTCCGTAGTCGCGGTGAATCGTGAGATCTTCGAGGCTCGCCATGAGGAGCTTGTCGAGCTTGTCCATGCGCCCGTCGACTGCGTTCTCGATGTCCCACCAGTCGTCGTCGTTCTCAGCGGGGTACGGGATGCCCAGCCTGGTCGTCGTTCTCGGAGTGCCCATCTCAAACCTCCTGAAGCGTCAGCCTGAAGCTGACCTCGCACGGTCCCGTGAGGTGGCGAACCGGTGCCTTGAAATCTGTCCAGCGACGGCGCTCGCCAGGAACGATGACCCGCTCGGCGTAGACCTCCGCGTTGATGATGATCTGCATCAGCCATTCGTAGTCGATCGGGGTCGGCATCGACGTGCATGCCAGGTACGACGCGACGACCTCGCTCGGGGTCAGCGTCACGTCGAGCATTCGCATCTCGTCGAAGCGTCCCCAAAGCTCTCGATCCCCCGCCGTGATCGGCGTCCCAGGTGCCGCGGCAACGGGCGAGTTGCTCACGGGCGAGAAGGGAAGGAGCGGAGTAGGGTTGCCGTCGATGTAGCAGAGCAGCCGATCCCACAGCGCCGCGAACCGATCCCACGTCACCGTGATGAGCTTCCAGCCAGGGTTCGGCGTGTCCCACGTGAAGGCTGAGAAGACGGACCCCGTGTTCCCGGTGTAGTAGTGCGTGACCGAAACGTTCCACTGGTGCGCGCCGGGGCCGACCGCTCCGCCGAGTTGCGCGGAGAAGCCGTTGGGAACGCCGTCTACGCACCGGAACAGATCCGGGCTAACGCCCCACGATGTCGGATGCGCGACCGCGTCGAAGTCGAACCACATCTGGAAGGTGTAGTTGTCGAGCGAGCCGCCCGGAAACCACTGCGGCGTGTTGGCGCCGAGGAGCTGTGCGGAGAGGCTTCCGATCGGGACCTGCCGGCACCTCGTGAGCAGGGGCGAATAGCTCTCGTTCGCGATCTCGATGTCGCCCTGGTCTACGAGGTCGAATCCGCCGGCGACAAGGTTCCGCGCCGTGGGCAAACCGATGTCGTAGTTGAAGTGCCAGAGCGGGTCGTAGTCGTCGGGGAAACCGGGCGCGGGTTGTGCCTGGCCCATCGCGACTCCAACCGTGTCCATCGTCGCCGCGACGAGGTCCCAATCCGAGAGGTCGATGACCTGTGTGATCTCCGAGTGGTCTCCAGGCGTGAGCGTCGCGGGGTCGCCCCCGCTGAGCACGGCCTCCTCGAGCGCACCGTCCGCGCCGAGGACGAAGACGTGCGAGCCGTCAGGAGCCGTGAAGCTCTTGGGGATCGAGCGCCCTTGGCCGGCGCCGCGCAGCCTATCGAACCACGTGATCATCAGGTCACCCGGAACGCCTCGATCGCGTCGAACGCTCCCCGTCGATTCAGCGACTGCGACACCTGGAAGGCGAAGCCCGCATAGCCGCCCCACAGCGGCGGTGTTCCCGTGAGGATCTGGAGCACGTCATCGACGACGCCTCCGCTCGGGAATCCTCCGATGTTCTGCCAATCGGGGGAGTCCCCGATCGGGTGCAGGTTGAGGTCGTTCTCGAAGCACTTGAGCAGCACGTCGCCGTTCGGCTCGACGATGGCATCGAGGCGGAGGTGGTGCCACAGCCCGTCGCCCATCGCGTACTGCGCGGAGGATCGTGCGAGGATCGTGACGTTCTCGTCCGATGCGACCAGGCCGCTTACGATCTGCGCCTTGGCGAGCACGATCTCGTACGGGTCCGCGTCGAGCAGCCCGAGGATGTAGGCGTAGTCGTTCACGGACGCGGGCGCACCCTGTCCGCAGAAGAACAGCATCGGCGTCATGCCCGTGTTGTTCGGGGAGGAGACACGCTTGACGCAGCCTCGGATCGAGCCTCCTCCATCCGGTGCGGAAAGCAGCGATCCCGTCGGCGTGAACCCGGGCAGATCGACGTACTTTCCGTGTGCTCCCGTCACGGTCCCGTCGAGGCTGTTGTAGCCGTAGACGAAGTCGTTGGCGATGGACGACGGCGGCCTGTCGATGCCGTTCGTCACGCCTCGTGCGAGGGTCGCTGTCGAGAGCGCGCCTCCGAGGTCATTCCAATCTAGCTGGCCCATGTCATCCTCCTACGTGGGGAACATCTCGTCGGGCCATTCCCCGTCGAGGAAGTCCTCCCGTGGTCTGAATCCATAATCGAACATCGCCTGCGTCAACGCGACCATCGAAAGGTCCGTTACCCAGACAGCCGAGGGGTCGACCCAACCCTCGATCGTGAACCTCTCCAGAATCGTCGGGTCAGGGACGGCTACGTCGAACACGGCGACAGCCATGTCGTTCTCCTTGACGTACAGCCCAACGACGGAATCGAGCAGGATTCCAAACGAGTTGGCGCTCCATGAATCGAGAAGGAACCCGTCGTCGGTCGCGACGCCGGCCGGCAGCGCCGGGTACAGCCACGCCGGGATGCTGACCGCGGTCGCGTTCCCGTTCGGACTGAGGGAGAACAGCCCGAGCTTCTCGCGCATGTCGCGGAAGCGGTCTGACTCCAGTGCCGCGAGGCCGAACCAGATCCCAGCGAGCGTAGCTCCATCCCAACCGAACGTCAGTCCCTCCTGGTCGCCTTCCGACCACGAGCCGAACTCCAGGGCGAGGCCTGGGAGGAACGCAGCCACCTGGGCGTTCAGGTCACTCACGAGCGTAGCGATGTCAGCGTAGCTCGTCGTCGGTAGGGAGAACATCGCAGGGATGCTCGCATCGGTCAGGATGATGAGCTGGTTCTCGTTCGGCGGAATGAACAGAGGGAACTCGATTGCCTCCCCGCGCATGACCCCGTTCGGCGCCGTGTCTGGACACCACCTCTGCCCCCCAGAGGTCGAGAGCGGATCGTTGCCCCACGCCTCCTCGAAGGACTCGACGCAAAGCGGGTCGACGTTCGTGCCGAAGACGTGGTCGTACCACCCATCGAACCCGGTCGGACCGGCGTACGGCCCGAGGTTGTCCTGGCACGGCGGCGTGAGCGTGTACGCGTCCATCCAGGGCGGGCCGACGTAGGTCGGGGAGGACCCAGGAGGAAAGCCCCACAGCGCGAAGATCTCCATCGTCGTCTCGAAGTTGCCGACGCCCTCGTTGAATAGAGCCGCGGCGATGGTCGCAGCCGGAAGATCCCCGAGCCAGTCTTGGTTCTCCCCGACGATGACCTCCTCCCAGGTAATCGGTGAGTGGTTCGTCAGGACGTAGTTGCGGTTCACGTCGATCTGCCACGCGGCCTTGCCCACATCGTCGGCCGTGAACGGTCCCGCGGCGAGGCGCGCAGTCTCGTCTGCGAACGCCCACGAATACGACCACAGCCAGCCGCCCTCAAACCCTTCCCGGCCGTAGCGGTACGGCGCGAGGTCGGCGCGGTAGGCGCAGAAGTCGGCCCACCCTCCGACGTCTTGGAACGACTGCCACTCCCACCCCTCGGCTTCGCCTGGTCTACCGGACTCCGCAGCCGTCTCGAACGAGGGGTTATTGAACCCGCCGTTTCCCTCCTCGTCGAAGGCGTGTCTGATGTCCGTGTCCGTCGCCGGCTCGTAGAACGTAGCGCCTCCGAACCAGTGACCGACGAACGACTTGCGCGCCGCGAGTGGGTTCCCGCTTCCGATCGTCGCGACCCACGTCTTGCTGATGTCCAGCGACGGGTCCACCTTCGTCGTGAGGGTCACTCCATCTACGACGATCCGAAGCTCCCGGTTGTCCCGGTTGATGAGGTAGCCGAAATCGCCTGTCCAACTGAACGCGATGTCGACCAGGCGCTCGTCGTACTCGTCGATCCGCAGCGGCGCCGTGAGCGTGAGCCAGCCCGGTGTTACTCCGTCCCAATATGCAACGACGAGCTCGCCGCCGTTGTTGGGTTGCCAGTAAATCCCGATGCCGTTGAAGTTCGGGTCGGGGTTCAAGGTGCGGAAGCCACCGAAGCCGAAGGAGGCCAGGCACCGCTCACCGCCCCACGTCCCGAGGCCCTTGAGCTTGTACCTCCCGACGTAGGTGAACGGGAGCTGTGCTCCGAAGGCGTCTGAGTCGGCCAGACAGATCGGAACGTACTTGCCGATCTGCGGTGTGATCGCGATGATTCTCCGGTCCTCAATCGCGGACCCGGCGAGTACGCTGTCCTCGTTGAACAGGACTCCCCAGCCGCCGTCATCATCGAAGTCGCGCACCTTCTCCGGGGCGTACCCCGTCGGAGTCCCTTCCGGGTAGTGAACGAAGTCGATGACCGGTGTCTTCGCGTAGACCGGCCCGAGGTACGGAGGAATCGGTGACAGCCCCATCTCTTCGAGGCGCTCGAGATACTCGCGCGCGTTCGCCGCGTTCATGTCGCAGACCCACGGTTCGAACTGCGAGACGGAGACCTGCCTGAAGTACGTATCCTGATACGGCGCCGGGTCGGGCATCACGCCAGGAAAAACCCTCGTCGCGCCGTGCACGATCTGACCGCTTAGGAGGACGAGATCCTCGAGGCCTGGAGCCGTGTAGCTTTGGAGATCGACGATGTCGCTCCTGATGTCGACCCAATCCGACAAGCCAGGGTCCCAATACTGCTCGCGCACCGTCCACGCGGGAGGTCCACCCGTGATCACGAGCCGCACGCGACCACCGTCGACACCGTCCCACGGAGAGACGGCTGACTCGAAGAGTCCGAATGCTCCAGTAGGGTTGTCGACGTAGGCTCCGCGATACTCCCAGGAGAGGTCCCCGAGGCGCTTGCCGTGGAGCGCGTACATCAGGTAGTCAGCTTGCTGATTCTTGCCGTCGAACAGGGTGGCGCACAGGCCCGTCCATCGCCCTCGGGAGTCGGACGCATTCCTCTGCACAGGGTCGCCCCAACGCACCTGGAAATCGACGTTCAGAACGTCCTGCACGACCGTAGCGATCCACCCTCGGAGGCCCATGCGGTAGCCGACGTTGATATAGCGGTACGTCTCGCCGCCGTAGGGATCTGCCGCGTCGCCTGGTCGCGGTTCTCCGTTCGCCGGATCTGCGCCGAAGAACGAGAGGTTATCCGGCATGTACTCGTAGCCGCGGACGAGGAGTCCGCGCAGCGGGTCAACGCCGTCCTCAACCAAGAGCTCGGCCGAGTAGCCGATCCCGTCGAGGCCCGCGTACAACACCGGCTGAACCCACTCGCGGCAGAATAGCGGCCAACGCTCGTCGTCGCCGTCGATCACGAGAGGGCCATCGGCGGACGCGGTAAAGAGGTCCACGTTCGCTGCGGGGTCCCATCTGTTGATCGGCCGTGCCACGCTGCCCTCCTAAATCGCCGCCGCCGTCTCGCCGTTGATGACGGTCAGGGAGCCGAGCGCCGGAAACTCCCAGTTGTTGATGGTCACGTCGTCCGTGATCCCGTTCAGCTGCATGGTGTGTTCGAGCTTCCGCACGCCTTCGGTATCGCGGATCACGTTGAAGACATCCGACCACGGAATCGCCCCCGCGGGAGCGCCCGTGCTGTCCTTGTAGTAGTACCCGAAATCGACGTTGGGGTTCGGCTCCCCGCTCGCCAGCATCGGCTCGAAGTAGTCCTCCAGGTTGGCCAGGATCGACGCCTTGACCGCGCTCGGCGTGTACCCTTCCCGCAGCCAGATGGTGCAGTCAACATCGACGTCCTTGTACACGGGCGGGAGGACCTCGAGCTGGAACGTCAGCGTGTGCGGGTAGCCGTCGGGCGGCGGGAGCGTGAGGATGTCCTCAACCTGCTGCAACAGGAGCGTGCTCGGCGTCCCTCCGGTCGTCGGTACGACGAACAGCTTGCCTCGGTTCTCCCCGATGACAGTGTCCTCGTTCGAGGTCAGCATCAGCGCGCGGCCAACACCCGTGACGCGCTTCGCGTTGATCTCGAAATCCTCGCGCGCCACGGTGCGGTTGATGGCGCGGATCGACTCCGGCGCGTTGACCCTGGCCGCATCGACCTCCTCTCGCGGTGTTCCTCCCGTCGCAGCGTTCGCGTTCGTCGCGGAGATGTACGCCACGGTGCCGACGCTGTCCTTGAACGTGCCGACCGCCTTGATGAGGGTGTTGGCCTCGACGTTGCCGAAGATCCCTCCGCCCGTCTTGTAGGTGATGGTGACGTTGCCTACGGGGATCGCCCCGTTCTGCCCATCGCCGAAGATCACGGTCGCGCGGTCGTTCTGATCGACCTGCACGCGGTAGTGGAGATCGGTCGGCCCCGAGTTGTAGAACGAGTCGACCCGAGTCCATCCCGGCTGCGTCGGCGTCGAGACTCCTTCCGAGTCCCAGAGGAACGGGCCAAAGGGCAGCAGGATCTCCTGGTCGCCGCGGCCGTTTGAGGCGACGACGTACGGGGTCTGCGTCGTGCTGTGCTCCCAAGGGAATGTCTTGCTCGTCTCCCCGAGTCCGAGGTTGAACGAGACGGTCCCTTGAAGCTCGCCCTTGATGGGGTCCGTGACCTCCTGAGTCTGCACCGTGACCGGCGACGAGGCCGGGGTCACGATCCCGGTGAGCGCGGTTGCGTTCGTGATCGTCAGCGTGACGTCGGTAGTCGCGGCCGCTGCCGGTGTTAGCTCGTAGCCGATGAGCTTGCACAGGGCGATCATGTTCCGGCGAAGCTGCACGAAGGCGATGCGGCCCTCTCGCGCTTGCTGGTCCTGATAGAAGGTCAGCACGTCGAGTATCCAGGAGAAGCTCTCGACGAGGATGTTGCCGAAGTTCGCGACGGCCTCGTCCGACCAGTCGGGGAAGACCGAGCGCACGAGGTTGAAGACTCGCTCGCGGATCGATGCGAAGTCCTTGTCCGTGTAGTCGTAGCTGGTAGGCAGTAGCGTCATCTCACCCCTCCTGATCGACGTACAGCGGGAGCGTTTCCAGCTCGCCCACCTGGGCCGTCTTCGGTGCGAAGGACAGATCGATCCGCAGCGTGTTCTCTGTCTCGCGGTCTACGGTCACGGGGCCGACGCGGACGCGCCGCTCGTACACCCGAATCGGCGTCGCGGTGTACTGCTCCGCGAGCGCCCTGGTCATCTCTAGGTGGAGGCGGCGGTGTCGCAGCGCACGGATGCGACTCCCGCGGTCGGGGTCCCAGGGAAGCTCCCCAGGCTCGGTAGGAGAGGAGCCAATCACGCCGACGAGCTCGCCGATGTCTGACTTCAAGAGCCGCATCCCGGCAGTGTTGGCGAAGTCACCTTTTCCGTCCCGCTGAAACGGGCAGACGATACCGCGTCCGAACTGTTCACGAAGCTGCGTCATTTCAACCACTCTAGCATTTCAGGTCCCCCATAGCGAGCGTGAGGGCCAGGTCTGGATCGGGTATCGCCTCCGCGATCTCCGTGAGGATGTCTGCGAGGGTCGTCAGGAGGTCTACGATAAAGTCGAACCCTTCCGCGAGGTTGTCCGAAACGAGGGTCCCGAAGCAGGGTATTTCCTCCCCGCCAAATAGCCCGATCATGATGTTGATGAGCAGGATGATCCGCCCGATTCCCTTCAGCGCCTCCGCCGTTGACATGACCGACCCCTCGACCGTGTCCTGCGCGCAGACCAGGAACCCGTTGAGCTTCACGTCGTTGAGGTCCGCAGCGCGGTCGATCATGTCCGCGATCCGCTGGAGCTGGCTCTGGAGGTACAGGAAGTCGGCGGCGATGCCGCGAAGGAGCGCCGCGAGGTTCTTGATGGCCGCGATGATCATCTTCGGGATCGATAGCTGCGGGATGAGCTTGAGGATCTGATCGATGAGTTCGGCCAGGGCCGGGATGCAGTTCAGAAGCTCGCTCGGATCGAGGCTCGTGATGACGTCGGGGATAGCCTGCACGCAGCGGTAGATCGCGAGCACGGTGTCGAGGAGGTTGAAGAACGGCTGGAGAGGGGCCATAGCGGGGCCGATCTGGCTGAAGAAATCCAGCGAGATGTCCGCGATGTGTGGGATCTGGTCGATAGCGTCCCAGATGTACGAGAGGCAGAACCCTCCGGGGAAACAGATGTCCTCGAGAGACGGGATCTCAGGGAGGTCGAAGCACAGATCTGCGGGCGGGAACGCCATTCGTCACTCCTGGGCTCGCTGTACGAGCGCGTAGCCCTCGTTCTCGTCTCTACCCATGCCCCAGGACCCGCGACGGCCTCCGTCGATTCTCGGGCCTCCTGGGGCCTCCTATTTGATCGGCCGCGAGGCCGGCATCACCTTCCGACGACGCACCTGGATGTCGCCGTCGCTGTCGAGGTCGGTTAGGCCCCCCGACGTGACCTGAACTGCCGCGTCGCCGCGGACCTGGATCGAGTTCTCTCCGAGCCGCACCCACGCCGTATCCGTCTCGCTCCCATCACCGAGCGTGGCTACCTGCTTGAGGACCAGGCTCGGAGTCTGCTCGGCGCCGTCATCACGGAGGTCGATTACGAGCCGGAATGGACCGAAGCCAGCGACGATGATGTCGGGGTCCTCGTGCTCGGGGAACACCTCTGGCTCGCCGTCCCTGATGCCGTAGTCGGCCGGCTCGTAGACCGGGCGCTCGATGTCGCCGTTGACGAACTGGACGTACACATCGGCGTCGAGCGGAGGGACGGCGACAGATCCCCACTTGCGCGAGCCTCCTCCCTTCGGGACTGCCCACGCGGAACGCTCGTCGATCATGCCAGGGATCTCGACGCGAACACGGCCTCGCGTGTCGGGGTCGTTGCGGTCCACAACGCGGCCCATGTACAGGCCGAAGTACCGCTCGCCGCGAAAGCCGTCGCCGTCGAATCCAGTGTTGCCTACCATCGTCCCTTCCTACATTCCCGAGTCCGGCTCGGCGCTCTGCCCGCCGAGGTTGTAGAGCTGCTCGAGCGTCCTGTCGTTCAGGGCCAGGACCTCGTCCGGCGTCAGCGTGTCGAGCGCCCCGGATACCTCTCCCGATCCCTGGAAGGCGTACGCTGGGATCACGTTCCCTGCGGAGTCCGTGGTCAGCGTCACCGTCTTCTTGAGAGTCGGGGCCTGCTCGATGGCCGTCGCCTCGTCAGTGTCCGTCGCGTTCGGGTTCTTGTTCTCCTTCTGTCCGCGCCTGGCTGACTTCGCCACCTTGAGCCGGTTGACGGCGTTCTTGCGGCACTTCAGATCGATCGTCCACTTCCCTCCCTCGACCACGTGCTCGGCCTCGGTGATGTAGTACAGGCCGTCGAGCATGTCGGAGATCCCAGCGAAGCCTACGAGGAGCTTGGCGCCGACGCGCGAGTCGCCGATGATTGGCACCGACATCTTGTAGCGGCCGTTCGCTGTCTCGTAGTACCGAGCATCGGCCTCGCGCTGTGCTTCCTCCTTCGTCATCACCCCGCCGCAGCGCGTGTCCTCCCTCGTCATGCGGTCGGCGCGACGTCCCTGGTCGGAGTCGTCGGGGTTGCCCATCTCCGTCTCTTCACCGAGGCTCTCGAGCTCGGTGTCGTCGGGGCCTCCGAACACCTCCCCGTACTCCTTCGTCACGGGGTCGCGGTAGGTCACGCGGACCCTCGAGATGCCCTTCGACATGTTGATGTCGAACTGCGGCGGACCGAGGAGGTCGCCGCGCCCCTCGTCCTTGCGGTAGACGAACCAGCGGACAGGCTCGCCCTTCAGGTTGCGGGTGTGCCAGTGGAAGCCCGTCGCGTCCTCGTAGAATACGAAGCCGTTACGCCGTGCGAGCTTGTGGACCATGCGCGCGTCGGTGCGGCGGTTCTGAGTCACGTCGGTACGCTCGCTCGTCGCCTCGATCCACTGGTACGTGCCGCTGTAGCCGTACTCGTCTGCGACCTTCGTGACGAACTCGCTGTGCGTGACCTGCTCCTCGAACCTCGACTTGCGCTCCTTGTCGAGCAGCGAGAGGCGGCAGTTCGCTACGATGGTCACGCGGTCGCCGCCCTTGACCGACTTCACAATGAAGCGGCGCGGCGGCACCATCTCCCCCGGCCAGCCCCACGTGACGAGGAGCTTCTGGCCGCGAGCGAAGACCGGCGATTCGATCATCGCGAAGTCGTCGTTGCGGAAGACCAGCTCGAGCCGATCCTTCCCTCGGTCGCGGTCGCGCACCTTCATGGAGAGCAGGCGCGTTTGAATGAACTCGACCATCTGGATGTAGTCGCCGTAATAGGTATCGTCGCCCTGGTCGAAGTCGATGGGCTGGATGATGACCTGTGCGCCTCCGTACGGCATCGCCTACCTCAGTGGTGGTACCGCCGCTGCTCGCGGCTGAAAACGTAGTTGCGGAGAACGCGCTCGCTCGGAATGACGACCTGCTGTCCTCCCGTGAGTGCGATGGTCGGATCGACTACCGGCTCGGGCTGGTACTCGCACAGCAAGAACCAGAGCAGCGAGGGGTTACGGAACGACCTGAAGAAGCGCCACGCCAGGCCCCACCAAGTATCGCCGGCACGCGCGGTGAAGTACGTGTTGTCGGCCTCGTCGCGGAAGCGGAACGGCTCGCGCTCGTCGAGGTACTGAGTCTGGCCGTCGGCTGCGGTCAGCACGGTGCAATATCGATAGCGGCTGTTCTCATCCATCCTACTGCCCCCACGTTCTGAACATGCCGTTCATGAGCACGTCCTCCATCGAGACGCGGGCCATCGGCGCCTCGCGGAACGTGACCGGCAACCGCAGCGCGGTGATGTTCCCTTCGATGTCGCAGTCCTCGATAACCTCCCCGAGGCTCTTGAGCTTCGCGCGGATCGTGAGCACGCCCGGAAGGCAGAGGATGACCGGCGGCTGTTGCGCCCCGATCACACCAGGCGAGACGTAGCCCGGATAGAGCAACGACTGGAGCCAGCGGCGCTGCTGTTCGATCTCTGCGCTCATCTGATTGAGGAGCGACTTGCCTCCCTCCTTGAACCCTTCGGACGTCGTCTCCTTGATGAGCATCAGGGCGTTGTAGTACAGGTCGAACCGCACCGAAGAGTTTGAGGTGTTGGTGTAGACCTCGTACGAGTGGCTCTGCCCGAGCACCGTCATTTCCTCGTCGTTCACGCTCGTCTCGATGTGGATCGGATGCGGCCGGAACGGGAAGGTGATCATATCGGGGAAGTCGGGGTTGCCCGTCTCCTCGAGCAGGAGGTTCTTGCAGTAGCCTCGCGCCGCCGTGTCTGGACGCTGCCCCGCGCTCGCGCCGAGGTTCGGGTCGCTCGTCGTACTCGGTGCTGAACCAGGGTTGGGCATCTCGTCCTCCTAAAAACTCGCCACGACCGCCGCTTCGTCGTCGAGGGAGTCCTCCCCCGTCATCGACGGCTGTCGCCCGATGATCTCCGCTACCTTCTCGCCGTCGAGGGAAACGCTGATCGGTGTGCCGGACATCTTCGCGAGCTGCTTGTTCACGCTGGCGAGCTCGTCCAAGAACTTCTTTTGCATCTCGGCCGAGGCGTTACCGAACGCGAGGTCCCCGCCTCCTCCGCCAGCAGCCCGAATCTTCGCCCACTCCTCGGGTGACGCGCCGGTCCACTCTTCGATCTGGCGCTTCCGCTGCGTGAGCTGGTTGAGCTTCTGAGCCTCCCTCTCGCGCCGTGCGTACTCGGCCTGTCGGTCCTCCTTCTGGGCCATGCGATCGGCCATCTGCATCTGCACGTCCGCGAGGTCGCCCGCGGCGCCGGTAGTCCACGAGAATGCGTTGCTCGGATCGAGCACGCGAGCGTAGTACGCCTGCACGTCCTTCTCGTCCTTGTCGGAGCCGAAAAGCTTGGCCCATACCGAGTCGACCGCCCACCCGAGTCCTCCCCCGAGGAAGCCGATGGCCTCGAGGACTGCCGAGATGACCATCTTGACGAAATAGTAGATGGAACCGAGCCCGGTCTTAATCCCCTGGATGACGTCGCCAAGCGTGTTGAACGTGTCGACCATCCACGTGATCCCGTCCTTGATGTCCTGCGCGGAGATGTCGCGGAAAAACTCTGCGGCTGAACCACCGAACTCGATGAGCTTGCCCATCATGTCCGCTGCGGTTTCCCCGAGCCGCGCCAGGTATCGGCCGGCCTCCGCGCCGCGGTTCGCCCACTCCTCCAAGAGCTTCGGACTGTTCTCCGCGTCAGGCCCCGTGAAGATCGCGATGAGGCCTTCGAGCTTCTTTCGGAACGCAGCGAACGCGGACGACTTCGAGAGCATCTCGACGCCCTGGTTGAAACCGGCCACGAGTCCCTTCCAGAACACCTTGACCCGCTCCATCCACCGCTCGAAGGTCTTGAGGAATTTGACGACCCCCTTATTCTCGGCCTTGTCCAGGTTTTTCTGGAGGTCCTCGCTAAACTCCTCGCCGCTGAGGATCGACATCATCCCCGACGCAGCGAGGCGCACCTTCTCCATGATCTCGCGGACGCTCATACCCTCGCCCTTAAAGATGTTCATGGCCTTGACGAGTGAGGTAAACCCGACGCCGAGTCCCGAGAGGAGGATCAGCAGAGGCGTCCCGATCAGGAGAAGCTTGCCGATACTGAAGACGAACCCGAGGAGCGAGCCGCCGAGCATATTCGTGATGCCCGAGAGGATGAGCAGCCCACCTCCGGCTGCGGCCAGAACACCGAGCGCGACGGCGAACTTGAGGATCATCTGCTTCGCCTCGGGCGACATCGACTTGAGGAACAGCGTCACGGACGAGATGATCTCGTAGAGCACCTTGGCGACCGGCTGCATCGCCTTCGCGAAGTCCTCGCCGAGTACCACCTGCAAGGTCTGCCACGCGCCGCCAACGAGCTGCTTCTGGCCCTCATAGGTTTCGAGGAGAGCGTCGCGGAATTTCTCGGCCACCTTTACCGAGGTAGTGAGGACCGACGACAGCTTGTCGACGCCGAGCGCGGCCCTCAGAGAGGCCTCCTGCTGCTCATTGAGAACATCCCCCGCTTCCGAGAGCTCGTACCGCATTGCGTTGATGGCATCGGCCCCCTTGAGGGTCTTCTTCTCGCCGTCGACCATCACGGTGTACGCAGCGGCAGCTACGGCGTTGAACGCGGCCATGCCGCGCTTCCCGAAGCCGAGTGTACCGACGAGGAACTTCTCGGCGTCGCCGGTCTTTGTAAACTTGAGCGCGAGGTCGTTCATCACGTCGATGAGAGGCCGCACCGAGCCGTCGGTCTTGTTGAAGATGTCGATGCCCTGCTCTGCGATCATCTGCTGCGATCTCTGGTTCGCCGCCATGCGCGACCAGGACTCGCGGAGGCTCGTGCTGGCGATACTCGCATCGATGTTCATGTTCCGCAGCAGACCCATCAGGATCAGGCCGTCCTCGATGTCCTGATTGTAGAGTCTCGCCGTCGATGCGGTACGGCCCATCGAGACGGAGAAGTCGCGCGCCTGATAGTTCGTCATCTGCGTGATCTTGAGGAGCTGATTGGTGACTCGCGTAGCCTCTCCCATCTCGAAGCCCATCGCCTTGACCGTACCGATCACGGCATCGGCGGCGCCGGCTACGCCGAGCTGTCCCATCGACCCCGTCGCGAGGTTGAGCACGTCCTCGAGGACGACGACTGACTCCGCCGCTTTCAGACCCATCGCGGAGAGTGTTTTGAGGCCGTCGATAGTTTCGTCGGGGGAAAACTTCGTACCGAGCGCGGCCTTGATCGCAGTGTCGTGGAGCTGCTCCAACTCCTCGGACGTAGCGCGGGAGATCTGCCCGACTGCCGTAAGCTCGTACTCGAAGTTGGCCGCTGCGTCTGCTGTAGCCTTCGAGAGCTTGACCAGGCCCATGCCAGCGTGCAGCGCGGCGTACCCCATGCCCAGGTTAGCCATCGACTGGTTCATGCCCATCGAGGCCCTGTGCACGGTCTTACGAAGACGCCCGAAACCACTTCCGACGCGACGAAGGACATGCGAGGCCCGGTCGTAGGCCTTCAGCACGAACCCCGCGCCCATCTGATTCAGAGCCACGTCCCTCTGTCCTTCCCGAACGCGCTACGCGTCTCGCGCTCGCGCTCGTCCATCACCATCTCGAGCAACTCGATTGCCTCGTCCATCGCAAGATCCAAGGTCTCCATGTACCCAATGCGGAGGCCCGCGCCGAACAGAGGCAGCCAGGACAGATGGAACCGCAGCGTGCGGACGTCTTCCTCGGTCAGTCCTCCGATCGGCGCGCGGAGCCTGCCGCTCTCCGTTCGCGCCTCTCCCGGCGTTGCTTGTCCGCACGCGCCGGTGTGAAGATTCGGTCGAAAGGGAGGTCGAGGGTGAAAAACTCGCGGCACATCGACCGCGGGCATTCCAGCTCGACCTCCGTGTCCACGCCGCAGTCGGCTTCCTCGAACGCGGCTCTCAGATCCTCGGCGTCGTCGCTGCACAGACCCTCGTACTGCGACGGCTCCTTGCCCCGCGACTCGCCGTCGAGCCACGACATGATGTCCTGCTGGTCGATGCCCTCGACCTCCGCGATCCGCGAGCGGAACATGCACGCCATCTCGCGGTTCGGGAAGCGCCGCTCGAGCTTCTCCTGGCGCTGGGCATCCTTCACGAAGCCGAGGTGGAACCGCACGATGCGATCCGCGATCCTGGCCTCCAGTGGCTTCCCTTCCTTCAGCGCCTCGGCCGACTCCTCGGGAAGCTCCTTGACGAACAGGTCCTTGTCGAGGTCGACCTTCCACGCGAAGCGGTTGTTGCACGCGCGGCTCGGACACTGAGCGCGGATCTCGTAGCTGCTCCCCTCGCGGTACGAGAACTTTCGAAGCTCGATCATGGCCGCGAACCAGTCGCCGGCCAGCATCTCGTTCCAGTCCGGCTTCTTGCCCGCCTCGATGTGCGGGTACGGACCCGGCTCGATGACCGAGTTCGTGCACAGCGAGACGACCTCGATGAGCACCTGGTCTTGGCTGCCCTTCTTCGAGCGCGCGGCGCTGGCGAGGTAGTTCTCCTCGCGCAGTCCGAGCTTGCGCATCTCGATTACGGCCCCTGATGGAAGTCTGACGTTCTTGGTCTGCATGACCCCTCCTTCTGCCTTTGCTGTGTCCTATCCCCGAAGGGACCGGCCGGCGACGACCGCGTGAGCGACCGCCGCCGGCGTTACCTGCAACCCTACCTGCTGCCGTTAAGCAGCGAACGCGATCAGCTCGGCACCTTCTCCGGGTAGTCGTAGCGAATGACCACCGTCTCCATGAGCGCCTCGCTCGCGTTGTTGTCCCAGTCGCCCGAGCTCCACCGCTTGCAGTACGCCTTGTACAGGCGGTACCGGCGAAGCTCCTCACCCGCCTCGTCGAGCTGCACGACGTCGACCGTGCGGAACAGATCGGGCGGGACCTGGCCCGTACCGGCCGCGGCGTCGTAGCAGTCGCGGAACCAGTTGTACAGGTCGAAGTCCTCCGTGCTGCCGCGCGTTAGCGTGACGTCGGGGAAGTCCACGAGGCCCGGGGCCTTGTGCGGGTGTCGCCGCCCGCCCTCTCGGTGGTTCACGTCCTCGAACTCGCCCGCGATCTCGGAGCAAGTGGTGAACCCAGCCCACCCTACGCCGTCAATCTCGACGACGAAGGCGAACTTCTTGTCGTAGTAAACCGGCTCGCCCATGGTTCACCTCCTTCTTAGGCCGCGAGGCTTTCCTCGAGTGCCCTGGTGTCCTGCGTGATGAGCAGGATGATCCAGTCGGTCGGCTTGTTCGTCGCGAGGCCGATCCGACCGGTCATGATGCCCGCGAACTCGTTGGCCACCGGGTTGAGCGCGTTCGAGAAGTCCACGAAGAACGCGCGAGCCGGGTCCGTCGAGCGGAAGGCTCCCTTGTTCATTTCGGCCTCGAGGAACACGCGGCACGCGCGCTCGGCGCGCATCCGGTTGGTGCGGTTGTTGAAGCGGTGGCGGAAGATCTCCAGGCCGTTCTTGAGGGACTCGGCAATGAAGATGACCCCGCGCCTCTCGCCGATGCTCGGGAAGTTGCCGGTCGACTTCAGCGTGCGGCTGCCGTCGATGTACCACAGCCCACCGGTCGTCCGGTTGAACGGGTTGATGCGGTACGGGTAGACGTAGTCGCGCGTCTTCTCGTCGACGCACTCGTGCTCGGTCTGGCCCGTGGGGTCGTCCTCCACGTCGGTCATGCCGCGGATAACTCCCCAGCCCTCGCCGAACCCCGCGGGGGCCTCGTACACCCCTCCGCGCCTCTGGTCGTTCGCCGCGCACTTCCCCGCGATCCAGCCCGAGGGCGGGATCGTGATCTCGTCGTCGGTGCCGAACACGGCGGGCTGCGGGTTGCCGACCTTGATCCACGGCCAGTGGATGGCGCCGAACTCGCTGTACTCGAGGAGGCCCGCGCTCGTCAGGTACGTGACGACCTGCACCTTGGTGTTCTGCGGGGGGCAGTCGAGGAAGCAGAACATCGAGCCGTTGCGGTCGATCTCGGCGTAGTCGAGCATCCCCTTGTGCACGACCTCGGTGTAGAGGCCGGGAACGATCAGGATGCGGCCCGTCTGCACGCGGTCGAACGTGTACAGCCCGGTCGGTCCCGCGACGTTGCCGACGTAGTCCGCGTCCGCGATCCCGATGAGGCCGTCGTCCCCTCCAGCGAGCGCGGCCGAGGTCCCGTTCGCGGGGCGCTTGATGCCGAGCGGCGTGAGGCCCTGGTCGTCCACCGCGATGAGCCGCGAGCCGAGGTTGATGTCGTTCAGGACCGTCTCGACGTAGTCGGCCGAGGTGTCGTCCATCGTGACGTTCGGCCACGCCTCCTTCACGACCCCGCTGACGACGACGGACAGGTTGAAGTATCCCGCCTGACCGTTGGTCGCGTCCGCGATGGTGATCGTGATGTCGTCGGTGTAGCTCCCCGGCGTCTTGCCCTCGACTTCGAGGGTCGCCTGGACCGCGGCGTCGGCGCCGTTGTGGAGCAGGTTATCCAGACCGAAGTCGACCGTGCTGGCCGGCATGACCTGGATCTGCGCCGCGAGTCCCGTCGCGACCGTCTCGATGGTGATGGTCCCCGTGCCGCCGACGATGACGTCGACCAGGCCCGCGAGTCCGACCGCCACCTCGATCAGGGCCTCGACCTCCGTCGCGAGCACGGCGACGATGTCGCCCACGTTGCCGGGGCCGACCACGGGGCCGGGAACGAACGCGAGGATCGGGGCAGCGGTACCGCCCGCGATGTCCAGCGTGTAGTTGTTCCCGCTGCCGTCCGTCTCGAGCTGGAGTCCGTAGGGACCCGGAGCCGGTCCGATCACGTCGCACTTGGCGCCGCTGATGTCGGAGTTGATCCTGGCCGCGACCTCCAGACCCGTCGCCGCGCCCGGGACCGCGAAGTCCGTCGGCAGGAACGTGACCGTCTGGATCACGCCGTTCACGACGACGCCCAGAGTCTCACCGCCGATCAGCGCGTAGGGGCCGACAGCCGGGGCGTTGGGAAGCTGCGCCGGGGTGCCGTTGAACGTCACCACGACGGGGCCGGCACCGATGTCGATGTCGATGTGCTGCCCATCGGTCAGCACGAACGGAGCGAGGTCCGTGCCGGGGCCGACCACGGCGGGAGTCGCGAGCGAACCGCTGTTGTTCAGCATGACGCTGCCCTTCGCGGCGGTCGCGGTGTTGGGATCGGTCAGGTCAGTGAAGTGGCACGTGCGGGAAACCCACATGAACGTGCCGCCCTGCCTGAAGAATCCGTACGCGGCCACGGCCACGTCGGAGTCCAGGGTGAACCCTCCGAAGATGCGGTTGTAATCCTCGAACGAGGTGAGCAGTTGCGGATCGGCGATGGGGCCGCGCTCCGTGATCCCGAGGCACAGAGTCACCGCGCTCGGCAGCGCGGCGATGGTCGGGATCGAAGGCTCCTCCTCGAGGATCACGACTTTGCTGGCAAGAAGCTCTGCTGCCATCGTCGTCCTCCTGCTCCACTATGGAGCGGTTGTTACGGTCGTGTTCCTACTTCTGCCCCGTCTCGCCGCCTCGGCCCTTCTTCGACTTGGGCGGCTGCTCCTGCTTGCTGTCCTTCTCCGCGGCCTTCGGTGCGGCCTTCTTCGCCGTCGGCTCGTGACCGATCAGCTTCACCTTCGGCTTGCGCCCCGCGAGGTCACGCTTGAGCTCGGGGATCAGCGCCATCGCCGGGTGCAGCGGCACTGACCGCTTGCCCTTCCCTCCGGGTACGTGAACCGACCCGGCGACCAGACCACGGCGACCCTGCTTGCAGAAGCACTTGCCCGCCTTCACGCACACCGTCTGGTGGTCGATCCGGTACTGGATGTGCCGCTCCGTCTGGTTCTCGATGATGATCTGTCCTTCCATCTTGCCCTCCGTGTCACGGCACCTGGACCTGGAGCACCGGGTCGCCGTTGTTCTGCGTAATGATCCAGCCTCGCTCGACTATCGTACCAACATCTTCGTCGAGATGCACTCCCCGAACGAAGAACGTCGTCGAGGCGTACATCAGATCGTCTGTACTCGGGTCGCTCGTGATGTCTGGGTAGGCTCCCCAATCCATCCTGAATTCGTAGTCCTTCGTCCCTGCGCCAGGGTTACTCGGGTCGCGCGGGACCTTGACGAGCTTCACGTCGCGCTGAAGGAGGAGGAGAGCTTGCACGAGTCCGTGTAGGTGCATCGGGTTATTAGCCCACGCAACGACGTTGAATTCGATGTTGACCGTGACGGGTGGCTTCCTCCTCATCCTCCCGTCTACGCCCCCGAGAGGGTCGCTCTCGTCCTCCTCCCGCTCGATAGAGTGGAAGCGGTTGAGGACCAGGCGCGGCCCGGCGAGTTGAACGAGCGGACCCTCTGCGCGAAGCGTCTCCTGCTGCGCCGGCGTGAGCGAGTAGTCGCGCTGAGTCGTGTGGTGCGTGTTCTGGAGGACGTGCCTACGGAACAGCCTGATGACCTCCCGCACGGTGCGCTGTAGGTACGACTCGACCACGAGGGAGGGGCGGTCGATGCCGTAGGCGTCTGCGGCCGTGACGTTCTCACCGGGGATCTCCACGCCCGAGTTATCTAGATTCGCGACACGGACGTCGAGCTGAGCAGGGAGTACGTCGTACGGTCCCTCCCACTCTGGAACCCGCGCGAGGATGAGTCCGTCGTGCGCGGAGTACGCCCACTCGGACTCGATGCCCTCGAACTGAACCGACACGGTCTTCTGCTGGTCGGCCAGGACCGGCCCTGTCGCCGGCGGCGGGTCGGGTAGGCGGTAGCCTGTCCCCTCGATGCGAACGACGTTCTGGCCTCGTGTGGACCCGCTAGACGGCGTTATGGAGGTGATCGTCGGGATCGCCATCAGTCACCCCCGAAGGAGATGCCGCCGAGACGGCTCCCGATCCCTACCGCCATCGAGCCTGTGAGAGGCAGCCCCAGCTCCTTCGCGATCATCTTGGCGAACCTGGTCTGCGCCTCGTAGCGCCATGCGTAGTACGAGGGCCGCAGGAACGGTCGCGCCGGGGGCCTGTCCTTCACCTTCTTCGACCCGAACTCGTGGATCTCCGCGAGGTTCGCCATCGACTTCCCGTCCTTGGTCTTCACCTTGCGGTGGACCCCGACAAAATAGTCGAGCTTGCCGAGCTTCGTGACGTTCACGGAGCGCACGAGATCGCCCTTGTCGATCAGGGCCTTGCTAGAGCCTTTCCTCCGTCTCGTCGACGCGGCGAGCGGCTTGAACTGGAGGCCTCCTGGGTTCTGGTTCCTGACCCCCGAGACGATGTCGCGCCGTAGCTCATGCGCGAGCTTTCCGAGGGACCTCCCGACCGCGCCTTCGGACCTCCGCGCCCACCTCTGCACCGATCCGAAGATCCGGTCTAGTCCGCGCTCGGTGATGGTGATGCGAACCGACATCAGGTCAGCCCTCCCTCATCAGCGGCAACGCGCTCGTACGCGCAGTAGGTGTAGAGCAGATTCGTGCGAGGCACGCCGAATGGCGCCAGGCCGTGACCAGCTCGCTCGAAGTCCGTAACGAACATGCCCGGAGGATAGTCGAACGTCGCCTCGACGTCACCTTTTACCGTCTCGATCTTGGCGATCCGATCTCCCTTCTTGAGTACGCACTCGCCGTCGGCGTCGACCAGGCCTCCGTTCTCAAGGTCGGGCCAGTGGAAGGTCAGCACGATGTCCGCGTTGACCTGACGGCCGCCCCGCGCCATGCGCTGCTCTCCCCACGACTTGCGATCGAGCTGGACAGGAAGTCGAAGCTCGGCCATCTCCCGCCGCGAGGAAGCTCCGAGCTGGGTCCCATCGTTGACGGGGACGACCGCATCGAACTCGTCGTCGTAGCCTCCTCCCACTACGAGTGAGGTGGCCTCCGTGTCGAGCCGACGGATCACGGCGACGAACTTGTTGATGAGGCGTCCGCGCGTTGCGATGCTCATCGTCCGACAGCTCCCATGCGGAGCGGTCCTGCGTAGCGCATCAGGATGTTGTCGACTTCGAGGTTGCCCGTCAGGCCGTAGGCTGCGTCCGAGCCGCCGCTACCGCCGGGGTCGGCAAACTTCACGTACTGGTCGCGCGTCCTGACCTCCGTGATCCGGTTCTCCATCGCCGCTTCCTGCTGCTCGTTGGCCGGGAGCATGTACGTCAGCGAGAGGAGGAGAGCAGCCCGCTTGATTTCGGCCGGTGTCTGCCCGTAGCTCACGGGGATCTGACTCTCGTCCACCGTCTCGGCCGCGACGTCGCCATCGCTGAGCTCGGTGAAGCCGAAGATGCCCTTCAGGATGACGTTCTTGCGCCCGCCGCCGAACAGCGCGGCGTCGGCGTAGATCCGCCTGCGGCGTCCGCGATAGCCCGGAGGGAAGTCCAGCGCGTACGTGACCTTCGGGTTCGACCGGTCATCGGGGTTGAGCTGCCCTCGCGTCAGGTGCCGGTTGTAGACCGAGAGGTCGGTGAGGTCGACGACGGTATCGTCCTGCCTCAACTCGTGCAGCGCGCAGATGGGAAGCTCGAGCCAGAGCTGGTCGTGGTCGGTCCCGTCGAAGCTGAACTGCGTGTACCGCGGCTCGAACCACTGGCCGCAGAGGCGGTCGATAGTTGCCGTCGCACGATCAATCCCACGCCATACCTTGCTCGGAGTCCACGGAGGGTTGACGTAGCCCTCATCCCAGACGTCCTGCGGCGTGATGTAGCAGCGCCGCGCCTTGGCTGCGGACACCGGAGCA